TAGGGTCTACAGGTTGCCCCATCTTATCGACGTACTGTTCTTGGCCTTCTGGTGCTTCTGGATACGTTTCAGGAGCTTCACCTGCTTCGGGGGCTTCTGGCCCTTCCATTTCCTCGCCCATCTCCATCGGAGGCATACCAGGCATTTGGCCTTGATAAAGGGCAGGGGACTCCACCTCTTGTACTCGAATCTTAGGAACCTCTACGCCTATCTTTGGCTCGTAACGTACCCATAAGGCACCTTGGCCTACCACCAAGTAATCATCAACGGCTCTCGATACGGCAGCATCGAACCCCGACACTTCCACCTGAAAGCGTGTGCAACGCTCTAGAATCTGGCTTCCTAGCCGAGCCGTAACGTCCCGAGTAGGGTATCGCCTAAATATTTCCGGCTTAGGAGGTTGCGCGTAAAGAGCGGGTTTTAGGGTATTAACAATCGACCAAAACACGTTTAATTGTGCTGGTCTTTCGCAGTATTGACTAAAATCTTCTCCGGCATACAGCTGCTCGCTGCGCCTTGCCATCTCATAATAACGGTCACGCGCCTTTTTCCACCGTCTTATCTCGGTGTGCAGGGGATGCTCTTTGTCCTTATCGTCGCTTTCGTACTCAGCCATTTAAGAATAAACCCCGCAAAGGTTGCCCTTTTTAACCACAGACAAAACAAGAATACTCGATATTAAGTAAAAAGGGGAAGAGGGCTTGCTTAAGGTCTACTATTCGACTAAAGTTTTTGTAGATACATACCAGCTTCATAGCTCAAAATGGCGTGGTTACTACCTAACTGCTCCGAACCCTGCAGGATACTCAATAAAAGTATAACTTGGAGTCTGCAGATATCGTGCTGGCGATACGAACCAAGAAGGAACAGAAGCCTTTGGACATTTCCGCTTCTGTTAGAGTGCCCGAAGGCTAACAAGACACGGGGACAACACTCTCTTCGATGAAAGACCGCGTAAAGGGGCACTGGAGGCTACCCTACCTTGAAAGAGGTTGCGCTTGTTAGCTACGGAAAGGCGACGCTGGCTCCGAAATCGTGCCAAAAGTCATTTAATCGTAGAATTTTCCCTTAGATGGGAAAGTTCTACTCACAGCTCAGCTCCACCAAAATCGTTTTCCTTTAACTCTTAAACTAGTCGCTAACTGAGACGAAAAAGGTGACAGTAAAGATGAGGTTGCCAAAAGAGGTCAAAAAGTGAGACTCTACCAAGGAATGGGTCTGTAAACGTCAGTGAGTTTGGAAATTGACTCAAAGGTAGCGGCGTGGTCAGGCCCATTACTTTTTCATATCCGCCACCGATTGCTCACATCGTCCACCGCCTCCACCAAGTCCGAGTAAGTCACGGCGTTCGGGTCTCGGCGTTTCTTCTTGTCAAACCGTGGGATTATTGGCCATTGCATTGCTATGTAGCGGACAACATCAGCGCAATTATGGACAATGATTCCGCCTAAGATGGAGAAGTTTTCAACGTCGGGGACGTGCAAACAGTAAACGTCAGCTTGCCCTACTTGGTTTACGCTGAGGCATACCACGTCGCTTGTTTGAGCTAGCTTTAGCGGCACACTCTTTTGAGCAGGTGATTTTTCGTGCGTATCTGTTGCAAATAAAGGTTGTCCCACACTCTGAACATCCCCTCGATTCGTCGTCAAATCCCTGTATTCGTCGCCATTTGCTCTTACAGTTATTGTGGCAAAACTCGGCTTTTTGATGCCCAAGGAAAGATTTACTGCAATGTTTGCATATCTTTTTATGGTCTTTTGCATTCTGTTTAGCGTAGCAGTCATTCCAATAGTGCTCCCTGTGCCACGCACGACCTTCTTCAGATTTATGCCATTCTCTGGCCTTATCTCTTGCATGTGTTGCAAGGTACTTTCTACTTTTTGCTTTGCGCTCTTCTTCTCGCATGTGTAACGACATGTGAGCTGTCTTTTCAAGCAATTCGAGGTTGTCCAATCTATTATTTGACTTATCCTTGTCCTTATGGTGGACATGCCACCCCTTTGGAATAGGCCCATGAGCACATTCCCAAACCGCCCTATGGAGTCGTAGGCCATCTCTTTGAAAGTAATGCCCGCAAAGGTAGAACTTAATTCCGTTGAACTCTTGAGTTGTGTTGTTGATGATTGTTGGTTCCATATGCCAACATGGTAGCATATCTCACCCGTAAAATCACTAGCATTTATCCATTTTGCATCTTTATTTAAAAAGCTATGGTCTGGTGTGCATCGAACTTTTTGACCATTGCTAAAAACCAATTCAACAATCGGCACATTCTTTTGCTTTAACCCGCAATTTATGTAATCGCGAACCCCTTGAGCTGTATAAACCTGTCCAGCTTTTGGCATTTCATCAATGCGCATCGGCCCGTTTGCCGTATCAACCAAAGTATCGCCCGTAAAGCAGTGATCGGCCCCTTGCGTATCCACGTCCTCCGGCCTTCTATCATCGTGCTGCAACATCGGAAAGGTTCGAAGCAAATGCTTACAGCCCCTCGTAAACAGCAAACTCCTCTCCCTTAGCCTCATTCGTATCTGGTTCCAGCCTGGAATCCTAGATTTATCGCTTCTTGAGAAGTAAACCCCAGCAATCGCCAACGCATCGGCAATACTTTGGCCCCCGTGGTTCTCAAATATCTGGTTATCAGCAGGCCCTGGCTCAACCCTTCTCTTAATAGTTGATTCTCGCTCGGTAATCCCGTCTCGGATGTCAACAAGGGACATCTTTAACCCCTCATCCTTATCATTCCCGCCGTACCATTCCCTTAAAATGATAATTGAGCCTTTTTTGATGCCCCTCCAATCCTCTCCAGCATAGGTGTACCAGAGCACAGCAAAGGGATGATAGGTCCCGTGGTCATACGCCCTATAGATCTTCCAGTGATTCGGAATATCATCAGGGTCAATCGCATCAATAACATGTTCTTGGCTAAACTCCGGAAAATAAGCCCCCGCCACAACATCCCAATCCCCATGCAACCACGCCCGAACCATCTCAGGACTCCCAATCTCGTGAAGCCTTTGAACATAAGTGGGGTCGGCCTTCATCAGGATCTGGTTATCAGTAACCCTAGAAGGGATAAACATCCTATGCAGTCCAGTATCTTGCTCAAGAAGCTTATAACCTTGAGGGTTCTCGGCTATCCCATAACGCGCCTTTACCCATCCATGGCCCACACCTCCAGGGTTCGCAGTACACCGTATCCGCTTATGAGGCACATCGTGGGGGCTTCTTAAACAAGCAATCATCTTGGTAAACCCCTCATCAGTGGCAAAGTTCCCCAATTCATCGAACCCTAGCCAAGCTATTGAAAAACCTTGATAATTGGTCGCATCTCTTGCATGCGCCATATACCTTAAATAAAGCTTAGCCCCATTCGGCCACCTCCAAACCTTCTCATTCGCATTATAAGAAGCACCGGTTTGGGGGTAAAACTCGAAACTCTGTCGAATCACCTCCTCTAGTTCTGGGTAAGTCCTACGGAAGAGCATCCCAACCCAGTGCTGCTTATAAACCGAAACATCACTTACAAAATCCCCTAAAAGCGCGCTCGTATTGTGCGTTGGTATGAAACTCTTTGTCACCAAAAAGGTATGACTTGGAGAATCCACCGTTAAACATTGCGTCCAAACCGGATCTATCGGCTCAATATTTGTGATGTAATGCCATTTTTGTGTCTCCCTCAAACTGTTAGGCAATCTTTCACTTTTTCTAATTAGCCTAAAAACAGGTAGGGCAGTAGTCGCTTTTACAATCCAAGCTAGTTTCCCCTCTACAGGTCCATTCTTCCCGTTCGTACAAATTGGTTTTTTTGACGTGATAAATGGCTTTACCCCTAAGCTAGCTAATAACTCAAAAACCCCTCTTGATAACCCTTCATTCGTATTGCAAAACTCAATTTGACCATCTGACATGCAGCTGCCGTCAGTATCAAATAGCCCCTGCAATAACTCTAATCTTTGTTGTGGCGATGAATGAAGATATTCTTCGGGAATATGCTTTGAATCAGCAACTCCAAGTTCCTTAAGTTCAGTAATAAAAGGGCGGTCTCGTTCAATTTTATAAGTTATATCATCATAGGTAGCCCGTTCGACTCTGTATCCACAAGAAAAAAGTTCTTTTGTTAATTCCTGAGAGTCCTCCTTCCCAATAGTAATTCGACCACTATCTCGACTCCCATCGCCTAACCAAACCCCTAACACGTAAGGAGGAATCGGCAAATCTCTCTCCGGCTGGTCAACGGTCCCAGCCAACTTAATTGCATGATTTACTTCTCGCCCGTTTTGAACTTTTAACGTCTCAAAAAGCTCTTGGGTATCCCGCATCGTCCCACTACTTGGCTCTTTGTACTGGTATTCTCGCGCCCTATTTAGCTCAGTAACCTTTTTTTGGCTCCCCGCATTCTTAGGGTCACTTTTTGCCCTAGAAGGACGGCCTTCTCTTCGCTTTGCACGGTATTCATCAGTGCACCTATGATTAGATACTCGTTCAGCTTTTGAATAGGTAATCCAACGATGCACATCGTCAGCGACAATTTGCTGGCCATTGTCAAACGTCAATAGATAGCACTGCCTTAAAGTCGGCTCGCTCTTAAAAGTAACGGTCGTAGGCTTGCCATCAGCATCAAAAATTACATCTCCAACTTTGAGATCGCCAATGGTAGACCACCCGTAAGTAGTTAAAACCTCTGTAGAAAGTTGCAAGCCTTTCCCTCCGCCTCTCGCTCCTCCAAACAGTATTTCAGGAACGCTCTTGTACTTGAGCAAATCCTCCTGAGGCCCCTTTTGAGGAAACCATACTAGCTTGTTAGCCCGCTTCAATATTTCGTCGCCTATACCCATAAACAGCCCCGTAAATGGCCCGTAGTGCATCTCTAATAGTATCAGGATAGCACAGGTATCAGGGATTCCGGAT